ATCTCCATTCCTGTGCCTGCAGCGACGAAACCAAGAAGTCCCATCATAATTGGTACGACAATGAACACAAAACTTGCAATGACGTAACTAGGAATGATCGAACCCTCTTTGATACTAAATGCACGTTGATAGAAACTGTTGTCTCCCCACGGTCCACCTAAGTGTCCAAGGAATGCAGCTGCACCGAACCCTGTAAAGATCCCCCATGCAAATGGTGTACCCCAGATCGCTGCACCTTCGCCTGTGCGGCCGCCTAGTCCTGCGACAACGGTATCCCAACCACCTGCTGAACTGATCGCCCATGGCACGAGAATAAGAACGCCTGCCCATACAACAATGATCTTGATGATCTCTGTTACGACTGTTGCTTTTAGACCACTACGGAAACTATATGCAATAGCAATCAATGCCATCAGTACTGTTGCAAGAGTATAGTTAATACCTGTCAGCGTTGATACTGTACTGGATCCTGCAATAAGGTTGATTGCAAATGCACAAGTGGCAAGGATGATCATCTCAGTAACGAACAACCATTGAACCCTTGGACTTAGTCTATCACGCAAATAACCACTGAATGTAAATCCGCTTGGTTCTCTATTACGAATTAGTTTTGCAAAATATGCAAACGCCATAAGTGTTAGGAAGTTCCCTAAACAGAACCAGAACAATCCGACTAGACCATTCACATACGCCTGTTGTGTACTAATAAACAATCCTGGCGCCCACAACCATGCAGCTGCAACACTCAGACTTCCTTGAAAAGTATTCAGTTCTCGACGTGCAACAAGAAAACTTGTTTTTGAATCATTATAACCCCTGGCATAACGATGTGTCATATACAGTGCGAAGGCCCCATACACCAAAAGAATAATGAACCCTGTCGATGGTTCAAATAGTGGAAATAGTTCACTCATTTTTTAATCCTTCATATTATCAATAAAATATTCTTCGCACCATTCTTTGTAGTTTTCTTTCAAAGTATCGTGCATACTTAATCTTCTCACCTTCCAGTGGCCTGTGTCAGTGAATGATGAGAGAGTATCTTTTAATCTGTAAATTATGATAGGTTTGTGGTAATCAGGTAAGGTTTCGTCGATGTGTTTTTTAATATCTTCAATAGTGACATCACCATAATACAACAAGCCAGGGATTTGATAAAGAATCCCATCATCGATTTCTTCCCTAGACATTTCAACTGTTGGATTTTTAGTCTCACTTTCTGGAACAGGGAAAACATACGCTTCTTTTATGTTTAAGTTTTCTAACATCCTGTCTTCGATTGTTGGAGAGAGTAGTTTACTACCACCACGGATCATCAACATTTCATTCGCCCGTCCTTTGAAAATGTAGTTACCATCAGAACCCATCTCTACAACATCGTTTGTATCATAGTAACCATCGTCGTTACAATAATGCGGAGGGCTGCCGTGCCATTTAACTTCCAACGTTCCTTTTTTACCAATACGAACAAAGTCTTTACCATATGCGTGTGTGAATCCTTCACATGGTTTACCAATGTTTTGGAGGTTACTACCATCTCCCGCATTGTGCATAAAGTTTCCGCTCTGACTTGTGCCATAATGACTGACAAAGTAATCGCAATTAAAAAACTGTTTCAACTGTTGAACTTGTTTGTCAGTGACTCGTGAACCAGACATTTCAACACATTTGATTGGATTTCCGCCACCCTTGTTGTGATCCATCAACTTAAACGCAATCATTGGGAACATAACAGTCCATGTTGGCTGGAACTTTTCGACAAGTTCGTCCCATTCGGAAATGTCGCCGACAAGAACTGTATGACCATGTTTGATTAAATTTAGAGTGGTACACTCTTGTCCCCATCCAATCCATGACCACATAGGTTGAATTTGGATGTTATCATCTGTACGTCTAATAGTGTTGTTTTCACGATAATATGGATTGATGACCATACGGTTGTAATTTACAATATCAATACCCATACCCCAGTTATTATCGTCTACATCCCAAACCATTGGAGTTGACTGTGGTACGCCCCAAGTGTTACTTGTGGTTCCACTACTAAAATATACTGCATACTCTTTTTCGCACTCTGTGACTTTGTCAAAGTGTCTGTGTTCTACAACAACCTCATCTTCGGAGTTACCCAAGTCAATAGTTACGTTAAGGTTGGCTGCAGGGATTTTATATGACCAGTCATTTTCTTTTTGATCTCTGGGTCTAAGTCCAACAACACTACTCAACATCTGACCTGCCAGAAAATAAATGTATGTTCTAATATCATTTTTTCCTGAGATGCCAATACGGTGACCACGTTTATATCCCAAACTCATCATCCAGTCACGCTTATGAATGGCTTGGTCGATTAAGTCTCTGTAGGTGATTGAACCATTAATATCGCTAAGTGCGATTTTATTGTCTGGTATTAGTGTATAAAAAGGATTCATATGTCACTCCCATAAATATAAAATGTCTCTGTAAGAGTTTTCCGTGTGATTTTCTAGACGATCACCAAGGTCTATAAACTCTCTAAATGTATCAGAGATCCATTCATGTCCTTTTTGATTTGGATGGTAGTTTGGTTTACCATTATCATCAATAAAAAGATTTTGTTCCGATATATCATTGTATAAATTATATTTAGGCCCCATGTACCCAACGTCATCTTTAACTTTTCGGAAGTAAACTGACTGTTCTATTTCTCTCGTTGCATATTCAGAAGTTATTTTTTCTGCAACGCTATCTTCACCAATATACATTTCAACACCTAACTTTTTATCGAAATGATATGGGTCAAATGTATGCATATGAAACATTTCAATATTTCTATTACGACAAAAGTCTTGTAGATACCAAATGTTTCTGAAAGATTGAGATACTATCTTGCTATTCAAAGAAATAATTTTTTTGATGTCGTCTTTAGAACCAACTTTTTTCTGTCTTTTCTTGATGTACTTGATAAGTTGTTGTCTACCCTCTTCGACAAAATCAAAGTATCCAGACAGTCCGTCAGAGAAAGTTTTTCTGCGTTCATATTCTTCGTCACTGAATAGAAAAATCGGATGATCTAAATCAGTGTCGTCGATGAAAGAAAGTCTATACGGTTCTGTCCATGCAACGCATACGATAATATCATCTTTCATTTCATAATCTAAAATTGCATCTATGACACTATTGACGATATGTCTATTACCGTAACCACTCGTTGCAGTGTTTACCAAATTATATCCGTAGTGTTTTGCAAGAAGGGAAGGCCAAGTTTCTATGTTTTGTTTTTTGTACATTACATAGTTTGGATCTGTATAACTACACCCACCCACAATCAATGTTGTCATAATTTATGCCATTCAGCGTATATTCTATTACCTGTGTCCCATTTGATATCATGGACTTTACATCCAAACTTTTCCGCCCATTCGTAGTTGTCTTCAAACGTCCACGGAAAGAATTGAACTTCATCAACACCCTTCCAAGGATGATCACCTACGCCTGGATTTTGTCTCCAATAAATCCGTCCACCTTTTTTAGTAAGACTTGCTGCCTTCTCAACTTGTGGCTCAACCGTCTCTCTTGGACCAAAGTTTAAACTTCCTAGACACAAAACCACGTCCCATTGATTTCCAGTGCAGTTGAAGTCTTCGATACTCACGACTTCATCTGCGTCTGCAATTGCAGGATCTATTCCATATAAAAAGGGGAAATGGGGTTTGAAAAGGTTATATCCGCAACCAATGTCGAGGACAGTTTCATTCTCATCAATTTGATTTAGTAGTTCCCAACCGCTGTATTTGAACTTATCATAATCAGGTTTCCAACTATTACCAAAATATTTCTTCACAATTTGTTCATTCATCGTTTACTCACACAACCTACTATATGCCACCTATCATTATTAGATGCGTTCACTGCTGTGTGCATCTTAGTAGTATTTATAAGGTATGAACTACCATCTGCAGGATACCTGTTTAGGATATCATCTACAATTATGAAACAGTTTACACTAGTTACGAGAGGGATGTGAATTCTTCGAGAAGCGTCTTTGTGGTAAGAATAACACGTATGAGGTCTTAGTCTCATTAGACGTGTACGATGAATTTTTAGATCTTTAATTATACTATTAGTATATTCTATATTATCATGCAAAGGCACATTGAATTCAAATTCGATGTGTTTTAAATCTTTAAAGTGATGACACCCATAATAAGGATCATCGATTCCTTTCACGCCTTGAAGCATGAGTTGGTTTGTTCCATCCTCATCCATCTTATGCATGAGTGGTGCAATCTCTTCAATAATTCTTGGAACATCTATACGCATACTGTAATTTCCTTCACTCTATATGGTTGTTCTAAAACAAAATCGATGACATCACAACAGTATTCTATACTCATCTTTTCTGCTTCGACGTGTGCAACTCTTTCACTATCAAACCAACCAAATCTTACTATTGTTGTGTTAACACCTTGATAAAATAGTTGGTCGTTTGCTTTGTCTAAAGCAAACTTTTCTATTTGATAAAGGTGAGGAACTCTTTTGGTTTCGTCTGGTGAGTTTGAACCAATATTAATTATTCGTTTTCCAAGTTCTGCAGCTTCATAGAGAAGTTTAACTTGATCAAAACCATCGTGTTTGCAGTTTATAAAAACATCACAGTGTTCAAGTGAACCGACATTGCCATGTTTCCACGCAAGGGCTTTTCCTAAACCCCTGCGTGTACCAGTAATATAAAAATTCATTTATGGTATCTCGTTAACAGGATCTTCCTTCGCAAATGATGGGAAAATGTAGTTTTCGGTATTTGCTCCAGTTCTCATATTTTCTTCAAAAATTTCACTATTCAAAACATCTGGGTGTACTCTTCTATCAAGATTTGGATCTGGGAACCCAATACCTACAATACATTTACAAAACGTATTCGCTACGCCCAAAACTTCATCTTCGTTGAATGCAGAACACAAACCTGTTCTGTAACCAAGTAGGTTTGCAGTTAGAAGAACATTACCCATTGCAATGCCTGCGCCAAGATCCAGTTGTCTGTGTTTAACAATATGAGTATACACGTCTTCTGTCATGGTTTCGTTATCGATAACCATATGAGTTCTTGCACGTGCTGTCTCAGGGTTCCAGTCATCACACAACGCAATAATCATGTTAGCGTTTACTTGTGGGTTTGTAACATTGTACTCTGGGGGAAAATCCCCTGCTTCGTTTTCTATACCAGTATAGTCTTTCGCAGGATCGTATACTGCAAAGTAAGGAGTTCTCTCGTAGATTGCTTGAATCTTCGCACGATCAGTTGTCCAGTATACTTTATAGTGTGTTTCACCTTGTTTCGTTGGGGCCAATCTCGCAGCATTCAAAATCAAATCGATGTCTTCTTGCGGAATTGTTTGGGTGTGATCCCAGTTTCTCTGACAAGGATAAGTATTCTGTATTGCCGTGAGTAGTTCTGTTTTGTCTACCATTTGTAGTTCCTCAAAAAAATTAAATTTCTTATCATATTTATGAAAAAGGGGGTTGACAAGATATGTTAGTTGTGATATTGTTAGTCATAAGATAAAAAATGAGCAGGTTGAAATGTTGAAACATATCTTAAGTGGTGTACTTACTGGTGCACTGATACTAGGTGGCGTTACTGCGCCTATATATGCAAGTTCGCAAGAAAACGCATTCAATGCACAGGAACACCAATGTCTTGCGATGAATATTTATTATGAAGCCCGTGGTAGCAACCTTGCAGATAAAGCAGGTGTTGCAGATGTGGTTCTGAACCGTATGAACGATACACGATATCCAAATACTATCTGTGAAGTTGTTCATCAAGGAGAACAAAAACCTTCTTGGAAAGACGAGACCAAAATGGTCATGGTTCGTAACCGTTGTCAGTTCTCTTGGTATTGTGATGGTAAAGCAGATGATCCACAAGACGAAGATCTTTGGAACGAAGCGCAATTGATCGCTTACCAGATGTTGGAGTACGGAAAATTTCGTGGGATCTCTGAAGGCGCAACACACTACCATGCGACATACGTGAACCCATCATGGGCACGTACACTTCAACAAGTTGGTCGTTTAGGATCGCACATCTATTATCGTTGGGAATAAAAAAATTAAAAAAAGTGAAAAAAGTTGAAAAAAACGCTTGACGAATCACTTTAGATGTACTATATTAATAAAGTAAGAGCGAGACAGTAGTGAGTGGTTGTCGACTCCCCCATGCTGAAGTATGGAAAACGACTTAAAGAGATCTACTGTCTGTGGTAGCCTGCGCCACGTTAGAAAATAAGGTCGGGCCAAGATTAGCGGATGTAGCTCAGTTGGTAGAGCGTCAGATTTCCAATCTGAATGTCGTGAGTTCGAGACTCACCGTCCGCTCCAAATGGGATCTAGAGCTCAACTCTAGGCTGGACCGTAGAGCTAACGGTGACCGCAGGGAGAGACCTGCCAAAATTCAGTTTTCACTCGACGGAGTGGGATCGTGGTGGCTGAATAATCCCTTGCAAATGGGGATAAGGCAATACCGAAGGATCTTAGCGGATCGTCTTAGCGGATGCAGGTAGGTACACGCCCAGTTTAGACAGGAAGTTTGTCAGTGGTACGTTGCAGGATCCTAACCCTGCCCACAATTTTATTTTGCTGGTTTAGCTCAGATGGTAGAGCAACTGATTTGTAATCAGTGGGCCGGGAGTTCAAGTCTCTCAACCAGCACCATAACAGGGGGGAGTCATTTATGTGGACTCTATTTGTAATAAGTATGGTAATGGGACAAGAAGAACCCAAGTTTACACGATATGGGGAATACAAAACCGAATGGTTGTGTAGGAATGCTTTAGATGATTTGGAAAAAGAATTTATATCTAATGAAGATGCAGTTTGTCTACTCGTTGGAAAAGAAGAACCAAGATTAGACTCTTTGTATTAAGTGGTGAATTGTTAAAGAGTGAGAAAGGGGACTTGTGTCCCCTTTTTTATTTCTTGCGAATTGCGTCAGCACCAAAGAAGGCGGCAACCAATGCAGAAATTGCAACAAAGTAAGTTGGTGCGATATCACCAACAATGTCTGCAGCTTGATCTAATCCTAGATATGATGTTAGGACAATTGCGAATGGATACAACAACATCCCAAATAATGCGAACCAAGTCATATTACGCATAGCATCTCGTTGCGCATCTTGGTCTTCAAGAGCTTTACGTTTAAATTCTAAGTACATGGCCTTTTCTTCGTCGTCTACTTGACCATCACCGTTTACGTCTGCAGGGTGATAACCTGCATTTTTTACATCTTCTTCAGACATATAAATCTCCTTGATAATTAAAAATCACATGCCGAAGAAATCACTGAGTTTATTTATAAATAGGTCTATTGGGTATTGACATATTAGTAAAAATGTCATATAATGTAAATTGTAATCGATGAAACAAAGCGAACACGAACTGGACTGGGGGGCAGTACCCCACAGCTCCACCATAAACACATGAGGATATAATGAATTGGGATTGGCACTGGATTAGTTGGTTTAGAGGAGTACCTTTTCAATGGGGTGAATTTAGATTAAATAATGGAAATCCTTATAAAAGTTATAGGTTTGGACCATTACTTATTCGTGTGTTTATGAAGGGGCTGAAATAGGATCGACAGGCGGGCTAGTTGAGTGGAGATTACCGTGGTGACCTACGTTATTCGGTCAAACAAACTAACTGCAAACGATAACTTTGCACCATCTGAGTTCGCTCTAGCAGCGTAACCACAGGGGGTTGGTCACTTACCTAGCAACAGAAAAGTGACATTTTACTTTTGGCATAAATATTTTGAAACCCATATAAAACAAACAAATCTGTAAGGACGAACATCATGGCTTTCAAAGTTGGAACAGTAACTGTTATTGATAACTCCAAAGAACTCGAAAATATCGAGGCAACGGATGCGGTAACAGTTGAGACAATTGAAGACGCTATTAGAGAAGCAGACAACAAAATTATCATATACGATTCTAATGGGACTGTTTTAAAGACTGTTTATGGACCTCCTGTAGCTTAAAGATAAAGGAATAAGTCCTCATGGCAGTAAGATCCCCTCTATACTGGACTGGTGACGGTTTTAGACCGATGAACAGCACTCAGGTTGGTACGATCTCTGATCGTGCCATCTATTTGTATGCGCAAAATCCTGCAGTAACTTTAACACGTGTTGCATCGAATGGCAATTTGTCAGAGATGATCGATACTAGATTTCAAGCGGGTGATATGTATAGTAGGGTTGATAGATTTGGTACTGCAGCAGAAACCCCAGACATCTCACTAGTTACGGAAACATGGGATAATATTAGTCAGAATAATGCATCTGGAACAAGTTATCCTACAGACACCAACAATATTGCGTTTCCAGTTTACTTGGACACAGATGGTAATATTGTATCGATGACTCAACAAGACTTTATCGATACGTTTATATCACCCGCAATTGTAAATATGACAAAGAATTCATCTAGTAATTCTTCAAAGGGTGGGACATATGAAATCCACAGTAACTTAGAGTTCAATCCTCTTCCAGCGGAAATCCCTGCACACTTAGAACTGGTTAGTTCTTTTCCAGTTTTTACAAACACTATTGCAGATATAACAAAGTATACTGCAGCTGGTATTCCAGAAACAAAAGACCAACCAAAAGATGTTGAGTTGTACTATCTTTACAAGTACATAGGCGCATCATCTGCGCCTGCGATGTTAGAAAGACCTCTGTATCTTACATCAGCAACAAACCCACAACTAAGAGAATTCAGTGATAACCAAATCGATCAACTTTTAACTCCTGCAATAAGACATGAGTCTTTGCAGTCTGGTAATAAAATAACATACGCAATATCTACATCCTCTACTGCAACTAATAGACGTGGTACGATGATCGACACCAGATTGACTGGATCTTCTGCATCTGGTAAAGAAGAAAGATTTGCGGGTATTGATGCGTATTTCACCCAAGAATTTCCGAACGGTATTGAAGCTGTTCAGACAACATATTATCTAACCGTAGAAAGAACTTAAGTCATGGCAGTAAGAGCGCCACTATATTGGGATACAGTTAACGGAGATGTGAGAGCAATGACTGCAGCACAGATTACATCTGTGTGTCAACGTATGATATACCAGTATTCTCTGAACCCATCAGCAATTCTAACCTATACGGCAGGAACTGGTAATCTAACTGCAATAGATGACACGAGAATGCAAGCGGGTGTAGCATCAACATCCACAACGGCGTTTGTATCAGAAGCTTTAACTGCAGACATTTCTGTTGTGACAACAACACATCAAAACGTAACTTTTCAAACAAATGGTCCTGCACAATACCCAGTTGATGCGTTGATTAGTTATCCTGTTTACTGGGATTCAACTGCAGGGGAAATCCGTGCAATGACTCAACAAGATATGATTGATACATTTGTAAATGAAGCGGTTGGATATCTTGCAGCTGGTAATACAGAAGCAACTTCAACTAACAAGGGTGGTATTTATTTCTTAAGTACATCGAACTCTGTAGCAGGCGCAACTCTTGTAGACGCAAACCCAGTTTATGTTGATACTCGTGCAGACTTGACGTTGTATAGTGCGGCATCAATTCCAGAGTCTGTAGACCAGCCAGAGGACATAAATAGTTATTACTTACATGTCTATAATGGAGATGCAGCTGCGGGTGCTCTTGTTCCTCTAACGATTGACATTACTGGCGGTGTTACAGATCTGAGAACCCCACCAGATGCGACTTGGGACAATTTCTTATCTGGTTTTATTCGTTATGCAGTCGAGTCAGAAAATGGATACAGACTGACTTACGAATTTGATACTAGTACAGGATCAACTGCAACAGGCGGAGCCGCCAACCTTGTTGGTAGTGCAATAGTAGATACGAGATTAAACGGAACAAGTGCGGCGGGATATAATACACGATTGGTAAATGCAGATGATTATAGATCACAAGAGTTTCCAAATGGTGTTCCAATTACAATTAATACATATGGTTTATATGTTGTCAGAGTATAATTTGAAAATAGGAGTGAATAACAATGGCAGAATTTAGTGATAACATCATTGATGTTTTTTACTTTGATCAAGAAAAAACTATTATCAATGTAGAGTGGAGAGGCAAGGATGAAAAGATCCGTAGATTCTTCGTAAACGTTGATGAAAAGGATTCAAACTATCGTGACCTTGTCGCAGAGGGTTGGGACGAAGATAAGATTGAAGAATCAACAAGAGAATATCGTCGTCGTGCACGTAAAGCATTTGAAAAAGAATGTATGTTGATTGCAGAACGTGAAGGTATCATTGATACAACAGAACTTGGATTTACTAAAGTCTTTAACTTCCTTAATAGACCCGAAGACGAAATCGGGGCGGAAGAGTTGTTTAAATTTAAAATTGAAGCATTTGACAACCAAGCAGTCGTCGAGTGTACAGATACGTCTGTAAAAAGAGCTATCAGACAAGCAAAGACATACAAAGAAGTTATTGATATTGTTATGTCTATCAACACGTCTGAAGTTGAAGAAGATGCAAGTGAAGCTCAAGAAGCAGAGGCAGAGGTTGAAACAACGTCTGAATAATCATTATGAAAATTTTTGTTGTGAGGATTGGCGAGAAATACGGCCAAGAATACGAAGACTACCTAGAATCTAAATTGGGCGACGATTACGATCTGATTTGGATTCGTGAACCATATGACAAATCCGTAAAACTTCAATGGAACAAAATGTCTGTGATGAATCTCCCAGACGAAGAACCAGTGTGCGTAATTGACATAGATTTGCTCCTGATTAACGATTATAAAGAGTGTTTTGATTACCCAGTAGAACGTGGTGAGTTTTTAGCCATGAGAGCGTGGTGGAGAGACACACTTCATCCTGATTATACTCTGAATGGTGGATTCTACAAATACTATCCAAAAGACTGCAATTACATTTACGAAAAGTTTATGGCTGATGTAGATCATTGGCAGAGTTTGTATATCCAAGCTGGTATCACTAGTGGTCCAGTTAATGGAGAACAGTATTTCGTAGAGGACGCAGTTAAAGAAAAATTAAAACTAATCTATATGCCTAATTCATGGCAGTGTAGATGGTTGAGTGATGACGAACTTTCACCTCAAATTTATACTCAGTGGCAAAAACATTTCAATGCAAAGTATACACATGCTACTGGTAACGAATACTGTTGGTTTGGAGACTTCCATGAAGATATCAAACTTGTTCATTTCACTCACGAAAACAACCTGCCGCACAGATGGAAATATTGGGATCAATATACTAAATGATGAGAGTGATATGTGTTCGTACTGGAACGAAGTATGAAAAGTGGTACGAAGATAATCTGAAACACATGATAGACAATTACTCTGGCCTCGAATATGATGAGTTTGTCTGCATTACCGATGACATATATGACGATGTATATGGTGTGTTCAATAAGTTTCAGATGTTTGATAAATATAGAGACGGACAGAATATTTACTTTGATTTGGACGTTGTGATTAAAGGAGATTGCAACCACTTTTTGAGAGATGAATTTACAGTATGTCACGCACATTGGCGTGAACCATTCCATACTCCCCTAAATTCTTCTATTATCTCTTGGAAAGGAGATGCATCACATGTTACGGAAACGTTTCATGAAGAAGAGGACTGGTGTTTAATGTGGTATAGAAAAGGCATAGATCAATACATCTATGAAAATACTACATTTAATATGTACATGAAGGAAGATAATTACGTGTCTTATTCGACGGTGCCTCACGAAACTGATGCGCCTGTATACTTGTTTAATCAACATTACAAAGAACTAAAACGTGAACAAGCTTGGTTTTCAAAATATCTATTAAAGAGAGCGTGAATTAAAATATGATTAATATTGTTGTGACAAGCAAACCAGTCGATGGACTATTTCTATACAGTTATGAATACTGTGACCTTTTGAATAAAGAGGGTATTAAAGCACGTGTAGTTGTTGTGTGCCATAGAAAATATAAACCTTCTGATTATATAAAAGTTATAGAAAGTAAATATATTCATTGTGAAAACATAGTTTTTGATACTGGGTATGAAAATCTTCTCATAACAATGGTTATGGGTAGAAGCATGATTACTCAAGCTTGGAGAAACTGGAAAGACTATCGTCCAGAACAACAAGATACTTTAAAAGATTTGTTTTCTAGAAAACTTATTAGTGTATACTCAGAAAACCATCCAACGCAATATCCTATTGCGATAGAATTCTTTAAACCAAAAGAAATTGCTGATCTTTGTGATCATGATGTATATCCAAATGGTCAAGGTTTGCAATTCGAAAAAAGAATTAACTTTGACATTTACAAAGATTTCCAAGAAGACGTGCAATTTGAATATTTGTTCTTAGGAACAAATGAAAGATATTATGAGGTTGCATCTAAGTACCTACCGAAATATCAAGATCATGGCATTATTACATACGATGCGGATTGGGTCAATCCTACATTTAATAATGTATTTGTGCCAGTAGATAATTTTTTAGGGTTGTTTAATACATACGTCTACACAAAAGATCATGTGGACCCAGCTCCTAGAATTATTCAGGAGTGTAAGTATTATGGAAAAGATATGATCTATGAAAGAGAACTAGACGTTGTCGATGGTGGATCTGTATATTGGGAAAGGGAAATCGAAACCCCAAAAATTGAACCTATTATAGAAGCGATGAAGAGTCTTATGAAAATACAACCAAGATGCTTATCATTTTTGTTTTCAAAAAATAAACCGCACATGGACATCAGTAAAGGCGCAGCGTATACTTCAGATGGATACATGTTGCCTTGTTGTTGGTTAGATGATCCGCCCGTTCACAGATACATCACGGCTTGTGGATTAAAAGACGAGGAACTTGCACTTGCTAACAATGAAAAACTGGAAGACATCTTTACGTCTGAACAGTGGGAAAACTTTTTTCAAACATTGCTTTGGCAACCAGAGAATGCATCTTATATGTGTAAGAAAAAGTGTGGTGTAAACATAGACACAGATGCATTAAAAGTAGAAGAAAAAACAGAGGTGGAGTGGCAGTTTCATGAATCGAGTTACTGATTTATATGTGCAAGAACAAAAACGAAGTCGTCCAAACATAGACACTTCTCACAGATGCATTTTTAAGTGCCCGCAATGTATTAGACAAAAGAGCACAAGTCAAGAACAGATCCGTAGATCTTTTGACTTGGAACCAGAACAATTTCAGAAAATTCTGGACTATTATGATTACAGTATTACATTCTGTGGCCAGATCTCAGATCCAATCTATCACAAAGACTTTTTAAGTCTACTAAGAATGTGTGATGGACAACAGAAAGCTGTGCGGATTGCGACTGTTGGTAGTGGTAAAAGTGACGAGTGGTGGGAAGAAGCATACAGTTATGGTGTTGGAGAAAACGCTTGGTACTTTGGTGTTGATGGTATTGACGAAAAAAGTGAGTGGTATCGTGTTGGTTCTAACTTCAAAGAAGTGTGGAGACGTATGCAAGAAGGTAGAGATAAGGGACACTGCATTGTTTGGCAGTATATTATCTTTGGGTATAACGAACATGAAATTGAAGAAGCACTTGAAATTGCTAAGAAAGAAGACTTTGCATTATTGTTAGTAAACACAAATAGAGGTTTCAGACCAGATAACCCTTTACTAAGAGATAATGTTAAATTCAAACTGGAAGCCCCCGCATCTAAGTTTAGACAACTTAGAGTCAAAAAAGAATATTGGGCTCATAGAACTGAAGCGTTGGATAAGTGGCATAAACTTCCAAGAAGACGTTGGTTGAAAATGCAGGAACCCCCAAAGAGTAAACTTCAAATGATTGAAGAAAATGCGCCTTGGAAAAGACCAGATTGGGACCCCAATAAAAGAGATTGAATATGAAATACGAACAGAAATTCAGTACTCAAACTAATATGTCTGACATCTATAAAGGTGGTCCAGGCGATAACTACTTAGGTGGTGGACTAGTGGATACTAGTTCTTGGTTTCAGCACGTGGATATTCTGGAAGAACAAATTAAAAATCAAGATATCTGGTTTTGTAGTGCACCATTTCAATTGTTGTACACAGATACAAGAGGCAATCTCTTTCCGTGTTCTTGGGCATATGATCAACACGACGATTTGGTAAACATTAGAGATAAAACTATTAGTGACTATTTTGTTCATGATGAAAAACTGAACAAAATGCGTCAAGAAATGACAACACCAAATTCTGATTTGACTGTCTGCAAAGATGTGTGTAGAAACTGTATAAAACAAGAAGCACTTTATGGTCGTTCAAGACGACAAGCTTCACTAAAAATACAAACAAACGATGTCGGTATTTGGCCAGGCATTAGAGATGCAGTTCGTATCTTTAAAGAAACTGGTAAAGGTAGAATTACAAATAGAATTTTTGAAATGCAAATTAAAGCATTTGGTAATGTTTGTAATTTAGATTGTTATATGTGTATGCCTTATGATTCTACTACGAGAGAAAAAACTATGGCGAGCGAGTCGTTAGAAACACAAAATGTTTTTGTTGGACGTTCTATCGAACCATCACAATCACCAAAAAGACAAAATCAATATAAGTTTATTGATCAGATTGTAGAACTTGCGCCGTATATCCGCAATCTAAAGTTAATTGGTGGTGAACCGCTTATGATGAAAATGTTCTATGAATTGTTTGATAGAATAATTGAGACTGGGCATTCAAAAGAAATTTTTGTAAAATATCAGACTAATATGAGTTCTCTGTCTTTGCAGGGACACAACCTTCTTGACTACATCCCTAAGTTCGAAATGTTTGAGTTTACAGTTTCTCTTGATGGTTATGGTAGATATAATAACTATATTAGACGAAAGTCTGATTGGGATACGATTATAGAGAATATAAAACGTGTAAAAGATTTTCCAAACGTTCAAGTAAACATTAATGGCACAATAAGTTTCCTCAGTGTGTTGAGGTTTTATAAATTGGTTGAGTGGTGTGAAGAAAACGAAGATTGGATTGAACAAGTTAATTGGTCTAATATTAGAAACCCAGAAAAACTTCAAGCAAACATTTTGCCTTACGAGTTAAAACAGGAATTGATACCCAAGTATGAAAAGTTTCCTGATATTCAAAATGTTTTAAAGGAAAGTAATTATGGTATAGACTATCAAGATACGTTAAACTATTTGTTAATGATGGACAAATTTTATAAAGGCACAAAATGGGACTGGAATCTTTTTGATGTATATCCAGAATTGAAACAGTATTATCTGCAAAAGGATTTGCATGATAAACTTCATGAACAAGGGTTGATATAAATATGGCAAAGAAAAATGCAAATCCTGCAAACAACAAATTTAAACCTACCCCAAAAAATGTACTAATGCTTATTCACATGGAAGGGAAACCAACTATGACTGATGAGTATTCTGAAGCATTGCGGTGGAGTACACTAAGAAAGGTGGTTTTTGAAAGTAAAAAGAGAATGGTGATCTTGTCCGATCATCATAGAAACTTTGACCACAAGATGAATGAGTTTCGAAAGGTCGTTGAAGAAGCAGGTATTCATAAATGGGTTAATATTGATCCAGTAAAGTTCGACAGTATTCTTGAAATAGAAAAGTTATTGTGGGATGTAAAAACAATTGCTAAAAACGTAATCTTTGGTGGTACAAACACCAAAGGATGTATTTTAGATGCGACACCGTACTCTGCACTTGCATGGGCTAGAGAAGGACATCAAGTAAAAGTACTTCTTGACATGTGTACTGAATATGAAGCAGAAGGCGTCACTCAAATGGAAAGAAACAACGTGGCGTTTTCGGAGTTCTGGCGCAAGGCAAAAGAAGCAGGGGTTGTTGAGAATATCGATTTTGTCACAGATCTTGCACGAATAAATGACTGAGGTATAATAAAAAATGAAAATTACTCATGGCGATCAAACAATTGATTTGTTTCCAAATGAAATTCCTGAACTTTGTCCTATATCAATATCGGGCGGGTGCGATTCTGCAAGTTTGCTTTATTTGATTTCAAAACATTTTCCTCAAGTGCAATTGGTTCCTTACACTTGTCGAGATCAAAATGCACCAAAAGATGCGGATGCTGCAAAAGAAATCGTTGAATGGATGCAAAAGAAGTTTCCCGAAAACAACATCCCCCCTATTGAAACTTACGACTTCAACGACAAAGATGAAACCTTTATTACTCATGAAGAAGTTGAAGCCATTATGGCAGAAAACGAAACCTTTAAGACTATGAGAAGAAGACAGGTTTCTAAAATTATTCAAGTTGATAGAATATCTTGGATGATGATGGAACGTGCATTAGAACTTTATCCAGATGCAATCAGAATTGATGCGATGACTAGGAATCCTCCTAGCGATGAAATGATGAAATGGGATTTCTATCACAAAGCAGAAAGACGTAGAGATCAAGAACACGATCCTATTGAAGAGTGGAGAGTGAGTGGTAAATGGGGTCCTTTCAGTATCTATCAACCATACTGTAATGTTGATAAGAAGTTCGTTGCAGGCGTTTATATCGAAAACAATTTGATGCACGATCTATTTCCAATTACAAGATCCTGTGTTGGAACTTCGCCTGTGTTGACTGCAAACTTCACTAAAGAGTGTAAACAGTGTTTCTGGTGTGAAGAGAAAGCATGGGCATGGGATTGGCCAGTTGGAGATCTTCCAATTGTGTGGAAAGAACTGCCGCCACATTTGATCAAGGGCGGTCCAGGCGATAAGAATACGCCAGGCAACATTAGTACTTCTGCGTGGTGGAGAAACATGGATGAGAAGGGCGAAATGGTGGCAGCCCAAGATAATTCTATTGTTCAACTTGCAAAAGCAAAAGACATATATTTCTGCACCATTCCCTTTACACAGATTTATGCAGAACTAGACGGTATGTACCAAGCATGTTGTTTTGGCGCCTCAAGCGGCGTATCTGTTGAAGAAGTAGGTCTTGTAGATTGGATGGAGAACAGCGAATACATGAATAGTATTCGTCGTGAAATGACCACGGTTGGATCTGATTTGAAAAACGTAAAAAGAATTTGTCAGAGGTGTTATACCGATGAGGAAAGATACGGAAGATCAAGAAGAACAAACTGTTTAAAAATTCATACGAACGATCCGCCATTCTGGAATAAGATTGCTGCTAAGGTTGAGAGATATAGAAAAACTGGTGAATTCAGAATTAAGAACTCTCGCTACATGGATCAAAATTTACGAGGTCCAAGTGAAAGGATCTTTGAAGTTCAGTTGAAAATCTACGGATCAGAATGTAACCTTGATTGTTATATGTGTGACTACATCAACTCAACTACACGAATGAAGAGTTTGGAAAAGGGTGTTGTTACGGATAAAGTGTGGCCTTCTTATGTGCATGGAAGACATTCGAACCCGCAGGGTAGACTCATTCAACACGTCATGAAAGATAAAACAGAGGGTACTGTTGAACAGATCATTCAACTTGCGCCATATATCAAGAGTATTAAAATCATTGGTGGTGAACCTTTGATTATGAAAAAACAATATGAGATGTTGGATGCGTTGATTGATTCGGGTCATGCGCCAAAAATCTCTTTGAAATATCAAACAAACTTAACAGAGACGAAAGCTGGTAAACATAACCTACTAACCTATATTCCTTACTTCGATCACGTTGCAGTGGTTGCATCCGTTGATGGTATTGGTCCTGTAATTGAATACATGCGTCGAAGAACTGATTGGGATAAAGTTGTAAAGAACGTTGAACTCTGTGGTCAGTTTGACAACGCAGTTGTTGACTTTAATGGTCTGGTGTCTTTCCTTAGTGTTATGCGTTTCTATGAAGTGGTTGATTGGTGCAAAGATCATCCTGTGATTGACCAACTTAATTGGGCGATGTTAGAGAACCCACCACATCTAAGAACTAATAACCTTCCACAAGAACTTAAAGATGAATTGATTCCAAAGTATGAAGAATGGCCTGATATTCAAGCAGCGTTGTCTAGACCGCCAGAACCAGACGTTGATCTTCAGGACATTTTTGATTACCTATTGCTTCAAGATAAATATTATGAAGGCACTAGATGGGAAATGTCTTTGTTTGATGTTTTCCCAGAGTTAGAGAAGTTCTATGAGAACAGACCTATGACAGATGAAAGAAAAGAACTATTTACGTCATGGGGCAAACAAGTTGAAGAATTAGAAAAAGAACACGACAATTTGATATAATTTGTTGACAATTAACGCACGATATGATATAGTACAAAAATAGAATTGTATGAAGGAGTGAAAAAGTGATACCATACGATGCATGGGACCGTGAATATGAAATCAACGAGGGATCATATCACACCCTTTTTGAAAAGACGATGAAAAAAGACTATGACGGTAAAGTCGATTTCTTGGAAAAGAACATCGAAGTGTTTACTGGTAGGTACTATGCAGTAGGTGTGGCGAACGCAACAGATGCGTTGTATTTCGCATTGGTAGCGAATGATATTGGATATGGTGACGAAGTTCTGGTTACAAACTTCTCTTGGATTTCTTCTGCGACATGTATCACACGTGCGGGCGCAACGCCTGTGTTCTGCGATATTGACCTAGACACATATCATATGTCTTTTGACAGTATTAAACGTATGGTGTCAAAACACACAAGGGCGTTGATCTACACTCACCTTTTCGGTTCTATGTCAGACACCAGAGAGATTGAAGAATGGTGTAAAGAACACGACATTCTTTTCATAGAGGATGCAGCGCAATCTCTTGGTTCTTCACTAGACGGACGCAAAGCAGGAACCATTGGTGACTGCAGTGTTTATAGTTTCAATTCAAATAAAGTCGTATCTGGTATCGCTGGTGGTGGTATGTTCATGACCAACGATAAAGACATGGCAGAAAAAGTACAATCTATGCGTCGACATGGTAAGATCGGAGAAGAGTTTGTAGTACAAAGATCTATGAATTCAAAACTATATGTACCTAACGCAGAGGTTATTAATCTAAGACTTAAAAATCTTACAGTATGGCAATCCAAACGACAAGAGATTGCAAAGAAATATGATTCTGCATTTAAAGACTTGCCCTTAATTACCCAAGCACAAAAACCTCGTAGTACACTGCAACACAACTATCACAAGTATGTGGTGCGTTTTGAAGATACGGAAACAAGACACTTTGTGATGCAGGGCATTAAACAATCTAAAAAGTGGAATCCCAAGATTCATTATGATATGGCATTGACTGAAAATAAAGTGTGGGATGGAGTGGAAATTCGTATGGACGACACACCAAATGCGCTTCACGCTGCACGTACAATCATGTCAGTTCCTATCAATCCATGGCTTACTGAGGACGAAATAAATACAGTTATAGAATCAATTACAGGAATTTTATAATGAGTTCAGAAGCTTATGGATTGGGTATCGACTTTTACTTAACAAAGTCGTGTAACAAATCCTGTCACTACTGCACAGCGTGGACAACAGAGATGCGCAACCTAACAGTGGACATGGAGTTCGCTGCACCCCTATTGGAGTGGTTGAGTCCCTACAATGCACGAATTAATCTACTTGGCGGAGAACCTGCTCTATGTAAAAACTTAGATGAAGTTATTGCAGAGATTAAGAAGTACCCTAACCTCACACCAGTTGTCCTATCTAACAGTCTAATAAGGAAGTTTTATCCTCACATCTTAGAAGATCCAGAAGTCCACTATGTAGAACACTTAGTGTTGGACTTTTATGATGATCGTATTGAGAAGTTGGGTAACTATGACTTCTTTGGCCCAAATGATAATCACAACTATAATCTGATTATCATGACGCCTAACTTTGAAGAGTATAGAAAGAAACATGGGTTGATGCATCTGTATCACAAAAACACCAAGTTCAAAGAGTACAATTCTAGATCTCCAACTTACGACACATTCGAACAAGAACCAGAGATGACAAGACGCATCTGTTCTTTGTTTCCTCGTGTTCCAGTTATTGATTTTGAAATCAAAAAAATCAGGCACTGCAGTAAGAAAGTTATTAACGGTTCTCGTCACTTCGATGTTACTAAAGAAAACATCGACAAGATGATGAACTTTGAATTGTTTGAGTTTGAGAGATATTGTCAGAACTGTGTCGAAAAACTTTCAAGAAGAGAACCCGAAATAGAAGCTATAATGATGGAAAAGATCCTTGATAGAATGGTGGGTTAATGAAGAAGATTTTTGCGCAACCTTTAAACTTGCACGATCACAATACATTTGATGGAAAATATCACATACAATACGAAAGGTACAAAGAGTCTTTTCGTAGAAAACATTGTTATTGGAAATTGAGATACGGCGAGAGCGTCGAACAACAAAGACGTTGGTATAAAGATCTTGATCAGAAAGTTATAAACGAACAAATTCCTTTTCAAAACATGTATAATGATCTGTGGGATGAAAACGTTGACAACAAGGATGTTGTCTTTGCAACCAACATTTCGGTCAATGGCGTTAAACTTTATGGAAGAGATAGGTACTTCGAAAAACT